CTTGACCTGCGCCGGGATCCGATACCATCCCTCGACCAGCTTGACACGCTCGCGCGCGCCATCGTACCGGCCGCTGAACGGATCGAAGGCGCTCTCCATGTCGAACTCGGAGGCGGCGTCCGGAATTCCGTCCCCCGGGAGGTACGGATACAGGCTGTTGAGCGATTCGGTGAGGCTCTTCAGGTCGGCGGCACGATCGGGGAAAAGGTTCTGGGCGACGTCGAGGTCCACCCACTTCTGTCGGAACTGGAATCGCCAGTCGCTCCCATCGAGAGATAACCCGAGGTGGTCGAACCACATGTTTCGCCACCGCTCGGCCCGGTAGAAGATCGGGCATTCCCCCGACTGCCGGACGCCGGTCTCGATCCAACCAAGTCCGGCCTTGACGGCCTCCTCGAAGGCGAAGGACCGCTCGAACTCCCCCTTGGACTTGTCCTGGATGTACTTCAGCGCCTTCGTCTTGGCCTTCGCGCTCCTGGTCCCCGCCTTCGTCCGCGGTAGGACCCGGAAATCGAACCGGGCCTTGCGCTCCGTACCGATGACCCAGTTGCACATGTGCTTCGTGATGTTGTAGACCTGCACCGGCTGATTGCGGTCGAGCAGGACCTGGATCTCCTCGTCGGTCAGTTGGATCCCGTCGTAGTAATCCTCATCGATGGCCATCTCCATCCGGTTGTCGGCCTGCGCCTGCCGGGCCTGCCGCCACCACTGGATCAGGCGTCGTAGCCGATCTTGGCTCTCCTGACTCTCAAGCCGGTGGTCACTCTTGCCGAACGCATCGAGGTTCTTCGCATCGTCCGTTCCCCTGCGGTAGGCGACCGGGACTCTGGCGTTGGAGGTCTCTCCCTGGGTGACCGTGGGCGGCATCAGGCGGTCCCCCACACGGGCATCTCGTCAAACGATTCAAGAATCACGTCTGCTGTATCGTTCCAATTCAGTGGATCCACATACAGACAGCGAAAATGCCCCGCGACGGGATCAACGGGGAAGAGGAACACGCGCTCCATCTCCCCGGATTCGCAGTCGATGACAAACGAGCGGGCCATCAATGCTTCGCCTCGGAGCCCGGATGCACATACACGTCCTTGTCGGAGACGGTCATCTCCTTGGTCGCAATGCGCCGGCCACTCTCGAAGATGGAAACCTCGCCCATGGAACCGTGGGTGTCGGCATTGGGGTGTTCGGGGTAGGATCGGAGCTCGTCGAGCCCGTCCTGGATCAGGCAGAGGATGTCGAAGGCGTTGGCCGGATTGGCCTCGATGTCGAACATCCGGAACATCTTGGCGAGGTTCCATGAGGTGCAGAGCAGCAGCCCCATGGACTTGGCGAGGCATACCGCGACGACGCATTCCGCCAGATCCTCGGCGGCCGCCTGGCGAACCGCCGTGGTGACCGCCAACATCTGCCGCCCGCGGGCCTTCTGTGCGATCGCATCGAAGTCCAGCTTGTCGATCAGGACGGACGCCTCGTCCCGATTGTTGTGCGGCTCGATGTATTTGTGCAGGGCTTCGAGCGTGATGATGAAGCAGCGCCCCTTCTTGTTGTCGGATAGGAGCACCATCGCCGGTTCGTACCGCTCCGACCCGTCCTTCATCAGTTTCACGTGATGGATCTCGCGTCTCAAACCACTCAACGACCGGATATGGCTCATTGGCTCCTCCAGGTGCCTCGGTTGACCTTCGAGCGCCAGTCCCGATGCGACGGATGGATCTTTGCCGTGTTCACGTTGCAATAGACCACCGAATCCCCCTTATCCGGGGACCGGCCGAGGGGTTTCAGTTTGTGGGGACGGGGGCCGTGCGCCATCTGTTCCTTGCTCTCGATCAGGATTCCGTTCGGCGTCAGGTCCCATACCGGCGCGCACAGGTCGGCTTTCAACTCGGGATCCGGCGGCAGGGCGATGTTCTCCCCGATCCGCGGGTCCAGCGACTCCCTCATCCGCCACCACAGCAGCGCCCGCATGTTCCGGAACCGCAACCGCCCCGTGGCGATGTCGGTGGAGCCCTCCGGGGCCTTCTCCGCGCCGTTGATATCGACCACATGGACGTTGTTCGCCCGGAGATGGTCGACCACGGAGCCGCCAACCCCGATCACATCGACGTGGACCGGAGCGCCGTCCCGGGTCTCGGACACCACGAGGCCCGCCGTGATCCCTCCGTTGGGCGTCTCGGTACCGGGGTAGGACTTGAGCCGGTCGTACCAGGCACCGTGCCGCTTGCAGATGATCGTCTTGTCCCGGCCGCCGCGGGCGACGTCGACCCCGACCGAATCCATCGGTCCTTTCTTCTCCTTCTCGGTCCACCGCTGCATCGCCGCTTCGACCCACGCCGTCGGGCAGACCTGCCACTCGCTGTCTTCCGCACCCGCCCGGAAGTCCCCGTGGAGCATCTGGCTCCGCAACGGCTCAGGCATGGCCTGAAGAGTCCGCATGTAGTCGGTGTCGATCAGAAACGGGTTGTCGGTGACCCTCGAAGGGATGCAGGTGCGGGACTGCGGCCGGATCGTCTCGTTCCCATGAACGAACGCCGAACCGTCCGGACGCTCTACCTCCTGCCCGTCGATCATCGCGTACCATCGGATCTCGCCCGGCTTGGCCGGATGAGGGTGTTTGTCGTCCAGCCACGCACCCCAGAACGAGTTCACCCACTGGCCTTCCTGCGTCGTCGGCGGATTTCCGGCGCAGAGCACCCGGCACCGCTGCCCCGGCGTTGTGGTGCGCAGCCAGCCGATGAGGAATCGGAACTGCTGTTCGAGGAAGTGCGTGATCTCGTCGAACTCGATCAGATCATGCGGACGCCCCTGGTACTTGATCTCGTCGCCCGGGTTCTTGCAGGACCCGAACTCGATCTGCCGTCCGGGGAGCCGGAGGATGTCGTCCTGCCCGTTCCACCCGGACCGGGACTGCAGTACCTCGTCGAGCAAACGATCCTGCAAGGCGATCAGCTGCGTCGCCTCACGTCGGAAGATGATGCTCCGCAGGTGCTGCGTCAGCGCCAGACCGATCAGAAGGTCAGATTTCCCGCCTCCCGCGGCCCCGCCGTAGTAGACGATGTCGGCCTCGGAGTCGAACGCCTGGCTCTGCGGACCAGGCAGAGGCACCCAGACGGCCGTCGACTCCTTCATCACCCGCTGGATCTCGGCCCGCTCCTCGGCCGTCGCGTACCCGAGCAGATTCGATATGCGCTCAAGAACCTGCTGGTTTTCCATCGCTCAAAGCCGCTTTCGCGCGCTTCTCCAGGGTCGTCAGGAGGGAAAGGACCCGGTTCGCAAGCTCGGTGTTGCCCATCGGGATCTCACCGCCGCCGGGCCCCGACAGTTCCACACGCTGCGGGAACAGGTCGCGTACGTTGATATGCTTGGTCAGGATCTCGAGCGACCGCATCTTGTCGATCAGCTTGATCTTCCGCGTGTAGCCGATGTGCTTCCGGTCCTCGCCGATCCCCGCGAATAACTCGACGGTCTCGATCCCCGCGATGGCTCGGCGTACCTCCTTCGGCATATCCTTCAGGGGCTTCAGGCGCCCGTCATCGTTGAATGCCTCACCGATGTCCATGAACGCGATGCGCAACAACTCCCGGACCACGTTGTCCGCCCGGACGTCCAACCGCTCGTTCCGTTCCCGGATGAAAGCGTCGATCTTGGCGGCTATCTCCGGTTCTTTGAGGATTTCCGATGCCCTTCTATCGGCAAATTCCGGTTCGTACCCGGCCTTGATCGCCGCTTCTTTGCCGTTCATCTTCGGGTCGGCCAGGTATTCGTGGACGAACAGATCCTTCTTGGCCTCCGCAGCCAAACCCTTCCCCCGGCTCATGGAGTGCCCACCTGAATCACCAACCGCCGGCCGAACGATTGCGTCCGCAAAGACACGGCCCGCAGGTCGTCGTAGTTCCCCGCCTCCTGGCGCAGGATGATCGTCTTCTCCGCCGGGTTGTCCGCGGTCGTCACTTCGACCAACTTCCCGGTGACCTTGTCATAGCCCACGATTTTCCACATGGCTCCCTGTCCAGAAACGACGAAAGGCCCGGAGGGAGTCTCCGAGCCTTTCCTTGCTCCGGGCCTTGACCGGGGGCCATCCCCCGGGCATCTCCGCCCACCGTTGCGGCCGTGCCGCGTGGTGTCCTATGACACCGACAGTTCTAAGTATCTTGACGAATAAACGATTCTTACGATTCTGTCAAGAGAAAAATTAACCTCCCGGCTTACTCTCACGCGGACATTCGGAACATTCACTTTTGGCATTTTTACCAAAGCCTTTCGGGGGGTCCACCAGGAGCCCCCTGCAGCACAGTTCCTTGATGAACCGATCACGGTATTGCTTCACCCTCTTCCGCTCGGTCGACTTGATATCCCCGAGCCTAGTCTGCTTGATGAACAATCGAGTCAGTGCCCGCCGATCATCGAATCGGACGAATAGCACGAACACGGTCTCGGGGTCCTTGCCGTCCTCGAGCAGCGGCCGGCGGCCCGGCTTGGCGGCTCGGATATGGATGTACCGCCACTTGTTGTACGATGCCGCTCCTTTGGGAATATGATCCGGCCACGGCGCC